CCAAACAGTTCATGCTGGGACTCCATCGTACCATGCCTGCGCCGCTGGCACCTGGACTGATGTATGGATTGGTGTTCATGCCACCAGATACCTGAATGTATTTGCTACCGCTAATATTTCTAATCATAATGCAATTATAGCCACAAGGCCAATGTAAGTCAACTGATGCGCCATCTGATCCAAACCTAAGTGTGCCCAAAAGCTGGGATTTTGTAGATCTCGATTGCCCCAATTCATTTTGGCCCAATCAATGTGATAGTGAGCCACAGCATCTATCACGCCCATCATTACGCTGGCTGGCCAATACACAGGGCCCAACACCAAGCCCACACACACCGCAGTACCTATGCCTTGTTTGAGACTGTGTCGCATGCCCAGCCAGTGGCCGTAGATGCCTTTGTGCTTGACCTCCGTCATATCTTGATCCACAAAGTCAATGTACCAGTGTTTGATCTGCAAAAGTATCAGCGTTAAAAATATTACCGATGCCACTTTACCACCCTGCCTTATTTAATATATCTTTTGCGTATTCCTGATCAGCAGGATAGTTGTGAAACTTTTTCTGCCATACATCTGAGTCAATGTAAGGCCATACCATGCTGATCTGATCAGGAGAGAGCTCGCCTAAAAACTTTTGCCCTGACTCTGAATTGTAAATCACCCAAGGCGATATCCTGCCTGTTGTGACTGCATAGCACATGGCTGCGGTGCTGCCGTATCTCAAACAATCTTGTGGCTGTGCTGAATTCTTCTCTGCCCAGTCCATGCCAAACTCCACTGCTCGTGCTAGTGCATCGTTCACATTCTCCACGGGCAAATGCTGTATGAGATATTCTGTGTACAGTTGATCACTTGCCCAGCGGTCGATCTTTTTGTTGTTCTTCAACAGCCACTCAAGAAACTGTTTGGGGTTGATGGTTCTTGTGCTCACACAATAGCGGCCAAACTTCACAAATGCGCGATAGTAAGGCGAATCAGCAAAGTCGTCAAACGTTTTAAGTTTGGCCGAGCCTTGACTCATTTCATAAAAGCGTATGTAGGCTTGAAAGCCCAGTTCCACACCACGCTCTGCTCGTTCCTGTCTACGCCGTTTGGGCTCACAAACATGCACTGCCAAAGAAGTTTCTTTGAGAAAATCTTTCTTGCAATACTGGCATTGGCTCATTTGGAATCGTCGCCGGAGTCTTTTGCGTATTGTTTGATTTCTTTGTCTGACACAATCTGCATCATGACATCTATCTCGTCGTCTTTGTAATGCGGATACATTGCTACCAATGCTTTGCGTTTGGCACTAGCACCTGCCACTTTCTTTTTAGGAGCAATCCACGGATGTCTTTGACTGCCTAGGTCTGGGCTTACCGATGTGGCCATAAGCCATTGCAGTTTTGGATGTTTACTTACATTGAAGAAATGTTTGTTTAATCGTTCGTTAGTGGCAATCACATAAAACTCTTGAAGTTCTCTTGAGCCTTCTACTGCCGAACCCCAACGTATCATGAGATAGTTAGAAAACTTTTTCCGCTCTTCGACAGTGAGGTCGTCATAGAATGATCTAACCTTGCGGTCAAACATCTTCATCTCATTAGCAATGGTCAGTTTATCGCTCATTTAGTTTTAGTCAGTTTGTAAATCATTATAGCACGTTCCAGTGCATCTTGTAAAGTGGGGTTTGTCTTTGCGGCTCTGCGTATTTGTCCCCACAGTTTGTCCTCCATTAGGTGATCATGCAAGGGTCTACCGTCCGAAGTTCTAGCATCGTATTCGATTTTATGTCCGGTCACAGGATCATATCCATATCCAACCAGCACACGGTCAGCAGGGTCAGCACCAAACTCACGAGCATACACTTCATTACCGTTGCGTTCGTAAATGTATGTGGCGCCTGGTTTAAGGGTTCCCATATTGGTAACCGTATTGTAAATGTGCCCAACGTAGAAAACGCTCTAGGCCTTCGCGGTCGTCGGGATAACTTTCCAGATACACTCTGGCCAGTCTATTGATGATTTCAAATATTTCAGGTTCAGTGTAGGGCATTACCAGGCCTTGTTGTAGTCCACAATCTCGCAATTGCGGCTGACGTCTTTGACAAAATACACACAGTCAGGATCTGCCCCGTCACTTACAGGCACAGCCAACAGTTGACCGTTCTTGAGTTTGGGTGCATACCAGCTGACTTCGTGATACACATCAAGTATTTCAATGTCAGGAAAGCTGGGACGAAAGCTAGTCAGCGGATTAAACTGAAACACCTTGAATCCACGATCGTTGATTGATGTTAGTGGTAGCACTTCCAAGTCGCCGACGTCTGGTTCACCAATCAATATCTGCCAATCCATAGGCATCTTTATAGTGTGCTCGCCAATGCGTAGCACAAGGGCAGGAGCATTAAAACTCTCCAAGAAGATCAGTGGTATAAAATGATAGTCAGGCTCGGCTGGATTTGAATTGTCTAATATTGCGAAACGCATGTCATCTACTTCTTCGGGCAGGTGATCTAAATCGTAGGTGGCATTGTCTAGGGTAAGTATTCTCATGTTTGTAGTATATAGAGATCTAATACAAAAGTCAACTATTTTATCTTCATCCACTCAAGTTTTTCTTGAGTAAAAGGATAATTGGCTTCTTTATAGAATTGTTTGCGCTTGGTTAGATGACGCTTGGCAAATTTACAAGTCGAAGTTATGTCCCAAATTTGAACATGATCTTTGTCTTCCGCTTTACGAATGCCACGACCAATCGACTGAATAACTCGTACAAAGCTCTTACCAGGCTCAACGAGCACCAAATTAAATATACGGGGAATATTAATGCCAACAGCAGCGATACCATAAGTTGCCACAATGATTTTGTCTGTTGCAGTAGCCACGTCATCATATTCTTCTTGTCTCTTTGTTCCTTTGGTTGCGCCGTACACAAACACAGCTCGTTCGCCCAGTCGCTCAACCAATTGACGACCGCATTCAGTGCGATCTACCAGTACCAAGGTGTTGCCTGTTTCATTCACATGGCGTATGAGTTCTGCCATTGCATCCAGCCTGCCTGACTCTTCCAACAGGTATTTAAGCTCGCTTTGGTAGTCGGAATACTCCACGTGATCCTGCAACTGCACAATGTTCACATGGCACTGCGCCAGCACACCTTGTTGTTGCAGTTCGTTAGCACTGAGCTTGCTGATTACTGGTCCAAGGCTGACCAACAATGCTTGGCTTTCAAACTTTTCTTTGGGCACAGTACCAGTCAAACCCCAACGAATTGGCACTCTAGCCATCACCGTGGTCAACAGAGTTTTTAGTGCATCTGCTTTGGCCATGTGTACTTCGTCCACCATCACACACACCACACCTTCAATAAAGTCCTGGATGGTGGCGTCGCCTACACCTGCTTTGGTATTCTTCAGCAACACATTAAGGCTCTGCCAAGTGCAGATGGTATGTGTACGCCCGTGTTCTTTTCTGTCACCAAAGTACACGCCCACATCCAAGCCAAGATTACGATAGTCTTTTTCAGTTTGTGTAACCAAACTCTTGTTAGGCACAATCACAATTGACCGTCCGTATGGCTCTATACTGGCACTCAAGGCCGCTGTCATGATTGTTTTGCCTGCACCTGTGGCCACTTCTTGTATGCATTGTGGGTTGGTCAAGAAGTTGTTTACAATTTCTACTTGATAGTCACGCAACAAGATAGGTTCACCTTCTGCAGGATGCCCTTTGGGCCAAGTCTTGTGTGCAAATGTTTGTTCTGTAACTTGAGCAAATTCAAATACTGTTGAGTAGTCTCTTTGGTCATCCAGTTCAATGTCGTAGTTGTAGCGTTCCAGGATGGGCATGATCTCTGGCAGGAGATTGGTGTATGTTGATCCGCCCAATTGGAAATAACTGACCTTGCCGTCCCACCGCCCTAGCCGTACTGCGGGTAAGTATCTTGCATAAGGCACATCATATTTGAACGCATTAACTAGAGCCTTGCGCACATCCAAGTCGATGCCTTCTAGTTTAATGTTTACTTCATCTCGAATTTGTATGGTGCATCGTTTCATCTATATAAACTCGAGTAACGAGTTGTCTTTGTTGTATGTGTTTGATTAACTGTTCACGTGGAACAGTTTCGATTATCCTTGCAACAGGAAATTGCAATGGCTGTAGTTTAACATGATCAAAATGCTGATATCCACGTTCAGCAAAAAAATCACGGTGCTCTTGATAATATTGTTGCATATTTTGTAGCATGTTGTCTACTTCTTCTGGAGAGTACTCAAAAAACTTTACTACAAAATCTGGATTGTAATGACTAAAGGGCTGGAACGCTTCATCACCGATGTACACATCTTTGTCTAGCATGAGCTCAAACAATGTTTTTCCAATCTCAACATAGTTTAAACACACACTTCCAAATGGCGGATTAATATCTCCGCATTGTTTCATGACTTCTTCGGACAATGTGACATCTTTAGGCACTCCGTACCAGGTGCAAACAAATCTTGGCCTAACAAATCTTGATGATGTTTCGCAACGATGTACAGCCAAGTTCAATTCAGCAAGTGCCTTTTTTACAGACTGTGGAGCACGAAACCACCAAAGAGTTTTTTGTTGATTTAGTAAGCCGTGGTAACGTTCAAAAATGTTATGCAAGTAGTTTAAACAATCCTGGTCATGTACCGTAGTGAACTCACGTTCGATGATTGGCTGGTAGCTGTTGATTGTGGCAATACAGTTCAAAATCATTTTTTCTGCACGAGCAATTTCTTGCTCTTGCGAATCAAATCCGTAGAATCGATCAGGATGATCTATCGGGTACGGATCTCGCAGGCGCATGCGCTCAAGCCAAAGATCGGCCAGGGGCGTGTTGTGTATTTCAAAATCTAAGGTATAGTCTGCACCTAAATCTATGTGCAAATATTGCTGTGGCATTGTAATAGTATATACTTATCACAACAAAAAGTCAAAAAGACAGGTACCTTTTTAGAGATACCTGTCACAAAGCCCGGGCCGGAGCCAACCAATGCCCGGGATAACCTTGGAGGGTTAATCTTTTGAATTGACTGATGTCTTAAAAAGGAAGCCGCACAGGACAGTGATGCCCCAGGCCTGCAACCACGTGACTTCTTTAAGAGAAGGCACTGCATCAACCAAGCAACCATTCCACAGCATGTACACAGGCCAGCTCAGTAAGAAACTCAGTAACAGAACTCCCACAATGGCAATCACAATTGCACCAACAAACACTGCAAATTTTTCCATGTCACGCTCCGTAATATTCTAAACACTTAACTGTAAAGCCAGCCTCACGCTGTTCGTCTGCTTCGTATTCGGTATCCACCGAGAACAGATATAAGTCTCCATCCCATACTTCATACATGTTAGGCTCCTGCGGGTTTCATAACAGTGGTCTCTGCAAGACGTTTCCAGTTCAACACTGACATCTTGCGCAAGTCCGCAATCTTAAGAGCCATACGCAGACTCATCTCACGCAGACGATTTTTGTTCTCGTCCATGAAGGCGATGATCTCGTCTTGCACACACTCGTCAAAGTCGTAGTCTGCAAACAACACACCGTCCTTGGCAATCTGCTTGATACGCAACACCTTGTCACGCATGGTGTCAAGTGTCAAGTCCAAGTAGTGGCACCGGCTCTGCAATGCATCCAAGTGGTCCCGCAATTTTTGCGAGCGCATGGTATCAAACTTCAAGTTGGTAATAAAAATTACCGAACCCTTGAACTCAAAACTGTCCGGAATGCCTTCGCTTCGCAGAATGCGACTGTCTGACAACCAGGAGATCTTGCGCTTCTTGCCAGAGTCCAGGGCACCCTTCAGCAAGTTAAGAGCAACGTCATCCAACAGGATTGAGTCACAGTCATCAAACACCAACACACAATTGGGATCTGAATACTTGTACAGGGTCTGGTACAGGCCAATGGGACTGGCCGAACCTTTAACAACCTCTGCCTTAAGGCGTTTGCTGGCCAGCTTGTCAAACAAACAGGCCTTGTCAATTTCTTGCTCCACACCATAGCTCTTGCCCACGCCCGGGGGGCCACTCACAATCATTGCACGGATGTCGCCGCTAACACAGGCCTTGGTCATCTCATGCAGGATATCAAAGCGCTCACGGATACGATCCATGGCTTGCTCATCGGTCTCTGCCACCACAGTGGGCTTGAACTTTACAGTGTTTTCTTGCACATGCTCTCCTGAAGTATACTCAATGTCTGAAATGTTTTCTACCTTGATGCGGATGGCATCAGGGCAGTTGGGAAAGGTACCATCATTTTGCACGGTGACATAGCCACCTTTGGCACCAGTTTGGAATCCACTCACCAGAGTAAACACTTGGTTTT